AACTCTGTATCACATACTCCAACTGCGGAACCGTCTTACGATCCCACTTGCGCCACCACTCGCGCTTAATAATCGCATTCTCCTCACCCGTAGGATTCTGCTGATACTGCGCGTTCCATTTGCTCGGAGGTATTGAAGCGCGGACCGCGGTCAAATCATCAAGACTCCAATACTCCGGCCAACACGAAGTGCCGTCCTCAAAAATAGCCGGTAACTCCACAACTTCCCACTGATCCGCTAAATCATCTTTAGCCATAGCCCTTAAAAGTTGCCCCGTCATATCCTTCTCTGACCACCGAGTCTGAACCAAAACTATACTCCCACCCGGCTGGAGACGTTGTCGGGGGCCCCCAGTATACCAGTCCCAAGCATCATCAAAACCACTGCTGCTCATCGCAGTCTGCTCCGAATGCGGGTCATCAATAATTACCAAGTCACCACCACGACCAGCCAAGTTCGATCCAACGCCAACCGCATAGTACATCCCACCTTTGTTCGTGTCCCACCGGCCAGATGCTTTACTGTCCGCCGCCAACTTGACCTCCGGAAAGATTTCTTTGAACTCGTCACTCTCCAACAAGTTCTTTGTCTTACGTCCAAAGTTTACCGCCAACTCCGTCGTGTGCGTCGCCTGAATAATCTTCATGTTCGGCTTCTGGCCCATCATCCACGCAGGAAACAAAAAAGATGCAAACTCAGACTTCGTGTGCCTCGGTGCCATGTTGATAATTAAACGCTTCAACTCGCCACTGGCTACCCGCTCAAGCTTCTCGGCAATGATGTGATGATGCCGTCCTGCAATGAAGTCGGGCCAAACGGTTTTTACAAATGTTAAAAAATCTTTTTGGCACTTCTCGTTCTTCTCTAATTGCGCCAAACGGAGTTCGAGTTTCAGTCTTTTTTCTTCCAAAGATGGGTTCATAGCTACGTTCATAGGGGCCCCTGAAAAAGTATCTTATTTTATGCGACTATACGCGTTTTTATACAATAGTGAAGCTCATATCAAATAACTGGTAAATATTTGCGCGAAATATGGTACATGACACCGCCCGCACGAGCACCGGCCGCGGCGAAAAAATCGCGATTTTGGGCCCAAAAATCAAGAAAAATGACCCGATATCGGAAGGGACCCGGGGAAATATCCACGGCCCGCGGTCCAGTGCCCGGGACCAGCTGGCCCGGCCCAGTGGTCCACGATCCACGGTTCCGGCGCTCCACGGCCTTTAAAACGGCCCAGCAACCGGTTCCAGTTTGCCCGGCCAGTGCAACCATGGTCAAAAAAAACGGCCCAATAACCACGGCCAGCGGGCCTGTAGGTTTTAAGCTTGCTCCACGGCCCAAAGGGCGGCCGGTTTAACTGTCAAACACTGGGCATAAAAAAAGCGGCCCAGCGGGCCGCTTATAGTCGCTATGAACGGGTTTTTAGTCTCTTAACAATTCGGGTTTTTCGTCGTTAATTATAAGGTCTCTAACCTGATTGTTAAGTCTATCCAGTTTATAATTTTCACCATGCTCTTTTATCAAAGCTTCTGCATAACTTTTAGCCGCTTCTAAGTCATCAACACAAGCGGGCGCAAAATAACCACCATTTACGGCTTGATACAAAAAACAAACGTAAAGCTGTTCGTTTGTTTCTTCCATTAGTCGGCCCTCCCAAAGCAATCGGGACATTTTTCCCGCTCGTTTTCCGGTATGTATTTTGCGTAATTATTACCCAGCATAGGCTTGCCGCAAATCGTTTGACCATTGCCGCCGGATAAATGCCACTGGCCCAGTTTTTTGACCCACGACAAACGATCATCAACGGATTTTAAATATGCTTCCGTTTCATAAGCCAAAGTATTTTTTAGAGCTCTATAATTTTTTGATTGATTAAACGGTCTCATTAAACGGCCCTCCCTCAAAAATTGAATTGAAAACGTCCAGCGGTTCCAGCGGTTCCGACCTTTCTCTTTCGTCATCCAGTAGAGAAAAAACGTGTTCCAGTTTATCAAATTTATTGGCCCTTATATTGGACCGGTCCATTTCGTTAAATTGTAAAGCCATTAAAAGGCCCTCCGTAATTGTTAAAGTTTAACGACGCTTGCCCGCGTCAATTACCCTTAAATACGAAATATGCGATTAAGTAAAGCAAATAAAAAAAGGCCCGCCAAATAGCGGGCCAGTTAGTAGGAAAAAGTAGCCGGTTATTTAAGCCGCAATTCGGTTCCAGTCGCGCTCATTAAGATTTAAAAGTTTTCCACCGCGCTGTTGCCAAGTGTCCACTTCGTCGGCGTCGCAATTATTTGCAACCGCTGTAACCGCGTTAACCATTGTGGCGCGTGTTATTGGTTTTCCGTGCTCATACCCAGCTTGGCCCATGGTAGCGATTAAACCGTTCAAAATATCTGTATTTTCTTTTTTAGTAAGTTTTAAAACGGTTCCGACGCGTTCCGGTATTTCGTGAAAATCACCCTCAATAATATCAAAATGCGCTTCGCTCATTTTGTCCAGTACTTCGTCAAACGTTTCACGGCTGGCATAAGCGGCTGTTAAATCCCTCAACTTTAATTCTAACGCTCTATTATCGGCGTCCTTAGCTTCCCCAGATAATAAACCATAATCGGCGCTATCCCGGGCGCTGGTAATGTGGCTAGATCGGTTCCGGTTTTCCGTCTGCATACCGTTTAAACAAGCTAGGGTCCAGATAGTTTGATAAACTGAAACAGAACCCGCGCCCACTTCCGAATTACTTAAACCGATACCATTTGCCATTTTGTCCCCGACGGCCGGTTGTCCCGTTTGTACTTCACTTTTTAAACGCAAATAAAGCCGCTTATCTGTAACCGTACCATTGACCACTTGCCATTGCGCGTCGCTTTCCATTAATTGCGGCAAGCTTGCATTAAGCAAATTGACGTTATCAAACGTTTTAAACTTATCGGATACAAATGCCCGGGCGGTTCCGGTTCTTTCGTCGGCGTCTAAAAATGTTCTTACCATGCGATTAGTCGGTTCTTTTTGCCATAAAGAATTAACAACCGCGTCGAATTCGTAAGGTACTTTTTCTTGCAACCGTCGGGCGGTTCTAGTGTCAATATCCACGTTTTGGGCAATTTGTCCAAACGCATGCTCGTTAATATCTAAAATTCTAGTCGGTTCCCCTCCCGTCGCTTCTATTACAATTTGCGGCTTGCCTTCGTCGTAATTGGTTCTTTTTTGTAGGTTATCGGTAGAAGCTAAAAAATCGGCGCTCCTATCGTTTTGTTCTTTCACTTTTAAAAGTAAGCTTTCCAGTGTCCCTTTTGAATTTTCAATATTCATGTTTTACCCTTCGTAGTTGTTAAAAAAAACGGGCAGAATTACCCGCCCGCTTATTCTCGCATATAATCGCATAAAAACACAAGTAAAAATTTTTAAAAGTTTTACCTCCAGTTTAATTCGTCGCTAATATGCATTAGCGCCAGCCCGTATCCGTATGCAACCATAAGCAAAGTTGAATAAACACTCATATTTCCGTTTGGGTGCGCTAACCAAATTTTACGGATTTGATTTTCCTCTATTTCCGTCATTTTAATATCACCAAATTTCATAGTTTTTAAAAGTTTTCTTGCTTTTTCTTGGCAAAAATAATGCGGGCCCATAATTTCGCTGTAAACTCTATTCATGAATTTTCCCCTATGTCCCCAGCTACATGATGACGAATAATTGATCTAACTGGTAAAGATTTTATAAATCTTAAAAGTTTTTCCCCGTCGCTTTCGTCGGGTTGATCACTTTGGGCGGTATCGTTCCACCAAATACGGCAATTCCCTTGATTACCGTAGCAACCGCCCTGAACCGTAGTGTCGGCCGCTTTTTTCTTGCTGGGCCCATGCGCTGTAAAACCGATTATAAAATCCCGATTTAAACGGGCGCACAAGGGCTCCCCATTGCCGCAATTAATACAACTTATTTTTCTATACTCGGCCGGGCATCTAACAAATTTGGTATCCAAAAACATAAAAAATTTTTTGCCCAATTTGTCCCATGCTTCCGGGTCAACCACGCAAACGGTAGGAATTTTTTTATTTTTTGCCATAACAGCGAAACAAGGGTTTTCGGTTGACCAGTTTATAATTGTCTTTCCCACGGCCCTAACTTTATCAATCCACAAATTATAATCAAAATGCGAATAGGTAAAAGAAAACCCCTTTTTTGGTTTAGCTTGTAAAAGCGCGTCCAAATATTCATTATCAACATTTTCAGCACCCGCGCCGCTATCGTTTAAATTGCAGGAAGCGGGGCAGGTTCCAAACATTTTATTCTTGCCCGCTCTATAGGTTACAGCTATTCCAGCGGTTTTTTTTGCCCGCGACATTTCAACAGTTCTTAACATGGTTTGCCCTCCGTAGTTATAAGATTTATCGCATATAGTAAGCGTAAAAAAGCCCGCGGTCAAGCGGGCTAATTTTTTAAAAGTTTTATCGTCGGCGCTTTCTGGATATTTGGCCCAGATATTTTTTATAATTACGGCCGTAAATTAAGCGGGCAAAAAAGTTTAATATTATCATGAAATATCCTGTTTTAATTCTTGGCCGGTTTGCTCCTTCCACGCCGCTTCTATTTTTGCATTTATTACAGCTTCAATAGCTTCCTCATAAGCCCAATAAAAGCCAAGTTTTCGGGCTCCCTTCGTCAATATTGAACTTTGGTCACCATCATTATAACGACGATAATAAGCATATTTTGCTTTTCTCAATCTTTCCAAATGGTAATTTTTACCAGAAGCTTTTTGCATTTTAGCTTTCCATGGGCCTTCGTAGATCAATTGGTCCTCTATGATATCGTCAAGCTTTTCAAGCGCCTTTTCATATTTGCCTTTACCGCACCAGTAAGACTGTTCACGAAAATTAAAATCACCCATTAGAAACAACCTCCTTTAACCATGGCCGCCAAGATTTATCTTTTCCTTCAATGAAAGTACCCTCGAAAATACCTCCTTCGTCCTGATAACTTGCAAGCACTTCTATTCCCATCCTATGCAATTTTTGCCATACTGGAACAGGCGGAGCCCAAGCCGTCCAACACTTAAATTTAAACCAATGTTTGGTATAAGCATCAAAAGAATATTTCGTATAATCCTCCCTTGTAATTTCTTCTTCTATTTTTACGTCGCAAACATCCCACTTGGTATTCCAGTTTTCATTCCTCCAATCGTACCAATCCACATCGGCACCATCCCAAAATTCAAATGGCATAGGAATAATTAACTGATTAAACTGCGGGTTTGTAGCATAACCGTTTTTCAAACCATTTTCGGTTAGTCCGTCCCATAATATCCTAACCAGTTTATGCGGTCCTTCAATACGGACCTGTTGATAACAATGATTTGGCATCACTTCACCTCCGTAACTTTTTGAAGGTTCTTAAAGCGGTCCAACAAATCTTCTGTTGTCGCTTTATAATTATCAAGCAAAGCGGCTTGAACTTTTTTGATGTCGATTTCTAATTGATCGACAGCATTCCTAATCTGATGGTAATCAGGAATTTCCGATTTTGCTTTATCGGGATTTTTGGATTTTAAATCCTTAATGTAATTTTGAAAAAACTGAATATCGTCGTTCATTGAATTCAGCTTTTGTTGAAAGTAAACTTCAACTCGGTAAAAATGCATATCCATTAGACACCTCCATTTGTCTTCGTTGTTGCATATGCGATAATATCAAGTGCTTACGGACAAATCAAGCGAAAAATGTCTTCCCAATCAAACTTTTCTTTCTGATGTATAACAGGATTAACCTTCAGCCCTTCTAGCTTCAAGTCTACCGCATCACGGCCATGAAACAAAAAGATTTGTTCGGGTTCGTTTTTTGTTTGTAGTTTCTTTACCAAAACCCAAACGCTTGCATCTTTATGATTAGATAACCACGCCACTTGGTGCGGACGTAAATCTACAGCTTTGCCCGCTGTAGCCTTCAACTCTACAAAATGAAAACCACCCTTTTCATCACATAACAAAACATCTGGTATGCCGGGCGTTGCCCACGTTTCAAGCCGTGTTGACGAGATCTTCCTCGAACTCTTCTTCAAAGCCGTCCGCATCTGGTTCCAAAAGCCTGCTTCGCGCTTTTGCGCGGTTCTGGGTATTGCTTTCTCCTTCGGGAGTAATGTCGATAGTGACTGGGGCATAGGTTTGTTTAATCTCCTGTAATGCTTTCATCACTTCATCTTTACTCATGGAGTCGATACTGCCGTGACGAACCTCGCTTTTGCTGACATAAATGTCACCTTGTGCTTGCCCCCGTCTATACTCAGCTTGAACAGCCGCCGAAAAGGCTCCGTTCTCTAACGCCGCATCTCTAATAGTTTGTAAATCTCTGATGTGGCGTCTGTAGTTGATACCAAACTTTTCATCTAGCTCATCTCTATAAGCTTTGATTGCGGCCACAACGTGAGGACAAATATGTGGGTTTGTCATTTCGTATGCCCGCGTATGTGCAGAACTCGCCGGATAACCCGCATTGATTGCTGCTTCTCTCATTGTTATCTGGCCGTCTTTCGAAACCAATTCCTTTACAAAAAGTTCTTGTTTTCTTGTAAGCGGTCTATTCTTCGTGGCCCTTGGTTGTCCAACACCACGTTTTTTCTTTACTGGGACGCTTTTAGCTTTGCTTTGTTTAGTCATGCTCGTACCTAGTTAAATTAAGATAGTTTCCTTTAAAATGCACATTTCTTTATATATAGCCAGAAAAATATTTTTTCGAAAAAAAAATTCTGAGGGCCCTTAACGCACTTTTGCTATTGGTTACATAAACTATGGTTACGTTACATTTTTGTTTTCTACTTTATGTAACTGCTAAGTACCTATATATAAAAGAAAAAACACCAAAAGTTACACGGTTACACCGGTTACGGCATATTTTACAAAAAATATTTTTTTTATTTTTCTCTCTATATAATATAACCGGCGTTAAAAAAGAAACCCGCGGGCCGTGTTCCGTGACCCGCGAGTTGCGATAATTAGGAAGCTAGTCGCCAGTACCCGTACACGCAACGTTTACCTTGTCTTGAGCAATCGTAAGTATCGTTGATGATACCGTCGATCACGGCTACGTTATGGTTTGATACGCTACAAACCAAACGGCCGGAAGGCAACTCCTCGGCTTTTAGATGCACTTTACATCCAGAGCCGATTTGCATGGTTGGGGTCCATTCAAACCCTAGTTCAAGCATATAGTCCTTGAACCATTTACGCGTGGTAGAGATACCGTTACGTGCGGATTTGGAGCGGTTGCCCTTATCGTGTTTGGAACGGCGTTGCGTTGCGTTACCCTCGGCAAGTCTTTCGTAGACTTGTTTGTAAGGTAAGTTTGCCGCGATTGAAATGGCTCGACAGACACAGTCGCCTGCTTTGCCCTGATAACCTGCGGCTTTTCGGCCGCCGTCGTTATAAACGAATGTAGGGTTAGTTTCACTCATGGTGAACCTCCGTAGTATGTAGGACCGTGGTCCATTGTCAAATAACGTGGGGCTTGCCCGCCCCAATCGAAGAGCTCGTCCCTTCGACAACTTATAAGTAACACAAGTATGCGATAATGTCAAGTGTTACGTAACGTCACTTTTTTACATGTCGTTTTTAGTATGCGATATGTCGCATATAGGTGCGTCAATATGTCCACTTGACAAAGTCGCATAGCTGTGTTAAGATACTTAGTATCTTAACTACGAGGAATTAGTCTTGTTAATTATAGAACCCATCAGCAACGATAGGGCAAACGTTGCTGTCGGGGAGTGGCACCGTCATAACGGTACGCTACCCGATTTACATTTATCATTTTGTTATGCCCTGTACGAAAACATCTGGTATGCCGGTTCTGGTATGGCTCGAACCGAACTGCTTGGTGTGGCAATGGTCGGTAATCCTTCTGGTCGTCCAATGGGCCCAGATCGTAAATTGATCCTTGAGGTGCGGCGCGTGTGTTTTAAACCGGACACCGTGTTCCATAAACTACGTCGTTACTACCACGATAAAGTTTATAAGGATGAAATGTCTTTACGCACATTGCCGGTCAGACTGGATAATCTTGACGGTACTCAGCCGGGCTTTCAAGGGAGTGCGATACCCGCTTATACTGTGCCGAGTTACTTTCTTCGTTGTGCCGCATTTTATACGCAACAGAAGTATTCAAACATCAAACGTTTGTGGACGTATATCCAAGAGCATGAGTGCGGCCGGTATATCGAAGAGGCGGGTTACACTTGCGACAGATATGTCAAGAGCCGTGGGCCGCATCACACTGCCAAATATCGGTATGCCTTGGAGCTCTAGCTGACAGTTAGCTACTTGAGGTTGAATCACTAATCGTATTAATTGGCTATAATACAAACAGTCCTTAACGAGCTTCACTAACTGCCATGTGGTATGATCGCATTAATATGCGACATTGTCAACCCAGGATTTCAAAATGCTCATCGAAGTATGCCCGCATTTCGTTCATCTTGCTGAACGTCTTCGAGAAGTGAGGCGCGGGCAGTACGCAGGTGTACTGGTTGCCTGAATTTTTGGATCGAACCACCATGATGTCGATTCGATCCTTGTTTGGCATGATGTAGTAATAATCGGGCAGTCCGCCGTCTTTTTGGATTTTTCTAATAGTTGCCATCAATCGATCCTTTCTGGTCTCGGTTTTGGTTTGATCAACTTTGACACTTTATCTGTCGTGTAGCAACCCATCGAAATGTTATTGCCGTACAGGTCGTACAGATAATCGTACATGAAATCTGCACTCCTGTTGTTCATGGCCCGTGAGCAATGTCTTTCGCTTTCGAACCATACGGATATTTCAATGTCGTGACCATGCAAGGTATATGCAATGACAAGGGCGGTGAAATATTCAATCACCGCTTAAACCATTTCATGATGTAATCTATAAATCGTTTGTGGAACGCGGGCCTTACGACGGTTTCGTTCGTCATAATACCGAGTATTTGTGCGTCGTCAGCTTCGGCTTTGCCCTGTTCTTTGGGCTCTAGCTTCACGACTTTCGGTTCGGGTTTGGCGTTTGCTTTTACCCATTTGGTAACGTCGGTCTTGACCCACTGCTTACCGCCTTTCTGGCCCTCTACCTTTACCGGCTCTGGAAAGGTCTTGAGCCGTGAGCGGCGGTAGATGGTTTGTTGGGATAATCCGGTGAGTTCGACGACTTGCTCAATTTTTAGATACTGCTTTGCCATTATTGACTCCTTTTAGGTTTACGGTTTTAAATTTCTTAAAGACGGACGACTGGAAGCACCATTTGCACGAAGCACCTTTATGTATTCTGCGATAACCTCTTCTTGTTTATACCAGTCTATTGAATTTTTTAAAATTTCAATTAATTCTTCTAATTCATAACCAAGCGCATTAGCTATTTGTAGCTGCACTTCCGGCGAAGGAACTGTTCTACCATTTTCAATGTGCGATATTGTTCCCTGTTTTAAATCTATAGCTTGCGCTAATTGAACTTGATTTAAATCTTCTTGTATACGAATTTCTTTTAAGTGCATCCAAATTAACCTACGCAATATTGTTTTAGGTGTATTGTGTTCATTAAATTTAGGGTTCTTTTGCTTCCATTCTTCTAACTCTTCACGATCACGCTTTGAGAGCCAGTCTTTACGGCCGCGCTTTTTACCATCTATGGGTGGTAGGTCCGCGACTAATGCGTCGGGGTTATTTCTTTTTATTCGAGTGTTAACGCCTATGTTATGAATCATTTCGGCCAACACTTCTTCGGCTGTACTTTCTTTATTCACTATGTCCTGTATTCTATCAGCAACATAAAATATACAAATACGATCATCTATCATTTTTTATTTTCTCCCTTGATACGTGGTAAGTGGTAGCTTTTCTTTACACCAAAAGCGGGGTGTCCGGCTTCGTAGCCTTCTATCCATTGTCTCCAGACGCCATCAATCATTTGAACATTCTGCCAGTGAGATTCGCCGCGTCGAAAGAACCCGCGTCGAAAATGCAAACCTTGTCGGCCGCCATTTCCTTCTTCGTAGTTTTTGGCATCAACAGCTTTATCGACGTTCCACGAAACCATGTTCCACTGCTCTGCTATAAAGTCCCGAAGAACTTTTTTAGCGCTCTGTTTTTTCATTTGACTAAAGGTTTTTTTACCGCGTCTTACAAAGCGTGGGTTGTTAATAGTTTGTAGATAACCCGCAACTATTCTTAAAGATTGTGGAATACGGTCTAAATGTTGTTGTTCAAAATACTTAGGACTAACACCGAAAATACCTTTTTCGCTATCTACAGTTCCAAGAAGTTTTGGAACAAAGTCATTTCTATTTTGATCTACGTTACGCGAAATAACAGCGATTGAAAAATTTGTTGTGCTTCCATTATTCATACGAGGTGTGCAAACAAACATAAATTCGCAAAAAGAACCGTTTAGTTCATTATTATAAGGATCAAGATCCGGCCAGTTGTTTGCATACAATCCAACCCTCGGCGCGGGTAATATTACTTTGGGACTGGGAGGAACCTTTTCATCTGGATACATTTCGCGCCAATTGTTTTCAATATACTCGGTTAATTCACCGCAATCAAAAAATTGAAGGTCTCTTGCTAGAGTGTTTGCAAAGTCGTGAGTTGTCGCTTGTCTCTTGACTCCATCAATCATTTGAACTTTATTATCAGATATTTGCATTGCAGGAGCCTCTCTTAGGTGCCTCACTGCATCTCGTACAAAGTAAAGCATCTCTCGTCTTGTTGGTTGATTGGCGGCTCGTTTACCACGGCCATGCGGTGTGCCTCGTCCATGACCACGCCCACTGTGTGTTACGACACGCTGTCCTGTTCTAAACGATACGTGTTGATTTAAACGGTCTGCTAGAGACGCATCTTCAGGTAGGTTCGCTTTTTTTATTCCACTAAAAGTTCTCTTAGCCATCAATACCTCCATAGTTGAATACTGAAAGTATATAGGAAAGTATGCGACTAAGTCAATAGCTAATGTATTTGGTCATTACCTTCGTGGGTAATTGCACTTTCTGCATTGTATGCGGCATTCGACAAACAGCTTGCAATTATCTCGCTCACGGTCCGTGGGTCGGGAGATATGTCTATAAGATGAGATAGCAGTTGAGTCATGGCTCCGCCCATAGCAGGGCCCTTCAACATGCCTCTAGCTTCGAACTCGTTGAGTAGTTCGATGGTCATGTCGCAGGCATCAAAAAAATCGTGATGTGCTTCTTCTTCATCCGTTAAGTATGCATTGCCAAGCTTTTTCAAGAGCATCTACCTTCTGTTTGCGTTGCTCTGGGGTCAGAGTATCATCTTTTTCGATATTAGTCATATGTTCATTTACAAATTTTTGTATGATTGCCACTGCTTCTCTTCTTGTCATTATTATCTCCTCGAACGAAAGTGCCCCAGTCGGGGGCAACCGAACTGGGGCTTTCAACTACGAAGGTGCCCATGGAGGGGGACACTAAGCGAATAGTACACTAGATGTATGCGATATGCAATACTTAATCGCATATATGTTCAATGCCCTCGGCTGTATCCACATCATCGTGTATGGTTAGTAGACAAGGGCTACACCTACGAATCAGTATTTTGTTAGTTTTTTCAACTACTTCCAGTGGAGCCTGACACTTGGGGCAAGTATTCTGCACGAGCCTTTTGTGTATCTCTCCCTCCTGCGTCTGATACTGCATCCTTCCTCTTTCTGTCCTTGTGATCCTCAAAAATCATGCGAAGTTGTCCGGATATTGTCCGCCCTTCGTCTTTTGCCATAAATTTTACTTCCTCGTACATGTCTCTGGGTACGAGAATACTTTTCCAACGCGTTGTATCCATAAATCCATCTCCGACTTTATCGGTATTTCTAGGATAATATAGGATAATATGCAAGTTTGCAAGAAAAAACCCCGCCGAAGCGGGGGAGTTGGACCGAGCCACAGGCGTGGACTCTGCCGAGCAGTGTAAGGAATAGAGTTTATTGAGCTTCACCCCAAGATGGACCGATTTCAATGTCACACTTGGAGGGGACTTTCAATTCAACTGCGTTCTCCATGATATAAGCAACTTCTTTTGCCTCGTCAACACTTTTTACGGACATGGCAATCTCGTCATGTACTTGGATCATGGGCAGTCGGCCGGTTTTGTATATATCTACCATCGCTTTCTTGGTCATGTCGGCAGCACTAGCTTGGATCAGCCGGTTCAAAGCTTTGTAAGTGTACGCTCTCTTCAATCTGGTCGTTGGGCCGTGGGCATCGGCCGCCTCTTTGTAAGGCAACGCCTTGTGCATTGCGAAACTATCGGGCTCCCATAGATCAAATCT